TGAGAGACCAGATTCATCACAAATTAGAAAAAATAAAAGGAAATTTAGTAATAGTAAATATGAACATGTAAGTGCTAAAATGATAATGGATGAGATTAATTTAGTTTTGATGGATTGAGAACTATTTATTGTTCCTTAATGTAAATTTTATTCTGTGTAGCGACACTATGCCCCATAATCTTTGCTAATTCAGATTGTTCTTTATTCTTTTGAGCGAATTTTTCAGAAGGAATAATATGTCTTAACATTGTCGTTGAGATCTTCTTATCAATGTATTTTTCAGAATATCTGGTTAAATACTGTGTCATTAAATTAGAATTCATTTCTACTTCTTCACCTTTCTTTGTAATTGTAAATAAAATATCATTATTGTTTTTGTTTAAGATTTTGATGAATTGTCTAAAAACCTTCTCAATATCTTTATCTAATGTAAATTTAATCTCACCGTATTTGAGATTTGTTTTATAGTTATTTAGAGATACAAACATAGATGATTTTTCTCTAACAAGATAATTATTGTTCTTTTTCACATCATCTTTTAATTTATTGAAATCAGATTTATTGAGTAATATCATTCCAGCGAGATTATTTCTTGTTGGATATCTTATGAAGAATGTAAACATAGTATAAGCTTGGAGAAGTTCTATATCTGATTTTTCTAATTTAGATTTACGCTTAATATCTCTACGATTAATATCCTTTAACATTAACTTTAACATATCATTAAGAGTTTTTACAGATACAAATTTCTCTTTTTGTGATTCAGATAATTCACCAGTTGATTGTTGTTTCATATAATCTTCATTTAATTTATCTCTAATAGTTTGATATTCTTTGATCAATTCATCAAAAACCTTTTCATGATTAAGAGCAAGTAATAATACAATAATCGCATTGTAATAACCCTTTTGAGTATTTGGTGAATAAGATTTGAGAAGTTCATTTACATCATCAATGTCTTCAAGAAATGTATAATTATCTGCATTCTTTTTCTTCTTTAATGTAATTAATTTCTTTTCATATTCTTTGATAGTGCTTTCTTTGCGACTGGGATTACCCTTCTTAATAGTTTCAGAAATATTTTCAGAGTTAATGTTCATTTATATAAAATCTATTTAGATTTATTTTTAAATAAAAATAAAAAATCAAATTTAGAAAAATCAAGCATTGTAAACTTCAAAATATCCATCCGATAATCTTGCGACACGAATGTATTCACAATAAGAGCGTAGTAAATCAACAACTCTACCACCAGTTGGGGCATCGTGAGTAATATGAAGTTCAATACCCCGCTGACCAACACGACCATTTGTAAGACGAGTTCCAAGATAAAACATATGACCTTCCATCCCTTGCTGACTGCGACCTTGGTAAGTATCATCTGTTAAACCACCCGCTACTGTTCCACAATCACTAAATTGCTGACGAGTAATGAATGGAACACCTTCGGATTGCTGTAATACAGAGAATAAGCGAGATACATTATCAACATCAGATGTAAACTCAAATCTATCATTGTAGCGAATATTATATTTAACTTGTCCCATTACACCACTAGCACTCTGGTTCGGAGCCATAGAGTTATTCCTTCCCAAAATAGTATCTTCATCTTGGTCATCCGCTGGTAATAGAGTAATAACACGGGGAACCATGCGATTAGCCATACCAAGATTGCGAATAAGTCCAGATGCTAACTGTGTTGGAGATGTAGTGTGTTCAACTAAACGATAATCAACAAATGAAAAACTCATATCTTTTCCACGACCCATAGCAAATCTATCCATTTCATCACTGGAACCATAAAAGATGTAATCAGCACAGAATTTAAGTTCATCACGGACAATTTCACACGCAACAGAAGGAGTTTGACCAGAAGATATCTGAACACGATGATCCTTGGTTGGTTGGAAAGTTAATTCAATATTGATTGGTTCTTTAATTAAATATAAAGGAAGCTGATTAACTTTAAGGAAAGGGAAAAGGTCGCTTAAATCAATACTGTATGAAGGACATTCTTCGGGGTTTGCTGTATCCATTCTTGCCCAAGATGGTTGATTTAATCTATCATTTGCAACATCATATTCCAGTTCATTTTCTAAACCAATAGAATCAGCGAAAACTTTACTATCATTATTGTAAACAAATCCAAAATTCATAGAACGACCAGTTAAATATGCTTCTCTTTCTCTATTGTTTTCATTTGTAATTAGAGACGACTTAACAGCGTGAAGTCCCGCCCAACTATCAATTTCATTAAGAGTTTTATTTCCAATTTTGAGAACAGCCTTCTTTACAACTTGACCAATACCAACGTGTGGTTGAAGGAATACATCAGTCTGTCCAGCACCGGGCTTTAAAGCGATAAAAATTTTTGAGTGGGAATGTAAGAAACCTTTGTTCTGTAAAGTAAATCGGGCGAAACCATCAGTAGTGGCTGCTCCCTGCGAGAAAACGACTGGTTCAAGTAAATCAGTTTCTAACTGCTGAGTGTAATTTACGGGTATCTGATCAAGCATAAGGAAGTTGGGAATCTGTGAATCATCATCATTATCCATCTTTATTATTATAATTTTAATATTATAAAAAAATAAAAAATAAATTAATCAAAATAAAAAACGTAGAAAAAAACCAAAGGTTATGCGAGCAAAAACCTTAGATTACTTATTGTCTGAGCTGAACGCCCTGCGGAGAATATAACAGTTGAGACTTGGACTTAATGAAGATGTAAACGCCAATTGGATTATCAGATTTAAGGTCGCTATCAATAGATAAACCCCACTGCTCCTGCGTGAAATCATCTCCGCTTTCACCGATACCATATTTAACTGCTAAACCGTAAACACCACCGCCTTCGGCAATATTCATGTATGAATCTTCACCCGTAGTAGAAGCAATCATATTATAATTTCTGTTCATATTAACTGGTGATACAGATAGACGTTCCATAGAATACTGGCTGTCGGGGGAAATCGCCTGAACAAGAGTTTTAACTATCTGTGGATCAACAACCTTTGAAGATGTATTTTCGGCATCTACAATATTTGTGACATAATCAAAATCTGCTGGATATTTAGAACCACCCTTTAACCACTGAACTCTACGGATTGGAGCGAGATTAGTTTTAACACTTCCATCACCACTTGGGAAAGTAGTTGATTGTCCATCTTGTGTAAGAGTATTAATATTAGAAACTGGCATAAAGGTGACGAAAGCAGAAATAACATTCTGTAAAGCGAGCGAATACTGAATTTGAGCATTCGTCGAATTAATACTCGTGTAAAGAGATGTAATAGTATTAAAATTATATGCTCCTTCGCTACCACTTGGAGTTCCAGCGGGAATATCAGAAACTTCACAAGTTAATTTAAGATTAGATAATTCATAATGAGCATCTCCAATACCAGTAGTAGAACCATCAGTATTAAAAAGAACATTACTATCTGGTTGAAGTAAAAATTCTAACTGAATACCACCAAAAGCATCTGGGCGTAAATCTACCATCTGTCCAGACTGCATAAATCCACAGGGAACATGAAATGAAAATTCATTAGTTGGAGAAACAGCCGCATCAAGACTTTCCATCACAGATTTACGGAAAGTAGTGGCATTCGGGTAAATCAAGCAAGACTGCTGAAGATGCCCAATCTGATCTTGTAGAGAACTAGTGCACGCAAGATATGAATTCATAAATTTTGAATAATGACGGATATTTTCACAAACCATCTTTGAGCGATTTGCTCTAACAGTTAGAGATTCTATAACATTATAAATACCAAGACGATTATTCATAGTGACATTATCTCCATCTGTTAAACGAGTGGGAGTAGCAAGATTATCTTTGAAAGCATTAAAATTACCGATAATTCTTATAGTGGAAGGATCAAGCATACCATCCTGAGCAGATACTGTGAATGAAAGAACGGGAAAACCATTCTTAAAAGATATTTTTCCGTCGGCGGGGATATTATCGGGGCGAATTTCTATGTAGCGACTAGTCATATTTTATAATTTAAATATTATAAAAATATCAAAAATAAAATTAACAAAAAAATATTGAATTTACTTACATCACAACTTCTACTGAACCGTCCCGAATTACAAGACGGCGAATATGAACAACATAAGAATTAAATAACTTGCCCTTGCTCGGTGCGGTCGAAGTCTGGTAGCGAAGGATTACCGCTAAATCTTTACCACGTAAATCTAATACACCATTCTGACCACCAGCCGAGAAACCACGCCCGAATACAAAGTTATTCTGGAATTCAGTGAAAGAGCGGGGTTTGATACCAGAGTTATCTAATGTCTTTTCTAATTCATACAGATGGAAAGCATCTAATGAATTCTTTGTTGCTAATTTTCTTGTAGAAATTTCCCTTGAAGGAACACGCTTACCATTGATAGTATACTGAATGCTTGATAATTCATCAATAATACCAGTGTATGCTGAACGATTAGAAGCGATACAAATATCGTGAGCCGCTTTACTTGTAGTATTATCAACAGAATAATTAGTTCCTTTAATTAAATATGTTCCTGAGCCCGATATTAACTGTGAAGAAGTATATACACTACTATCTTGTGGAACAACTAACAGAGCCTTTGCCCGACTATTCTGTGCGAATATCTGAAAAGTAGTTTGTCTATCACTTGCTAAAATACTGTGCTTGTAATTTGTTGCCGACATGATATCAAACTCAATTGCTCTGCCTTCGCGAACTTTATTCATCATTCCTTGCTCAAATTGTGGATCTAATTCTACTTGTGAAACAATTAGATTTACATTACTGACTGTATAACTTGCGTCATAAGAAGCTGCGTCTGCTACTGCTGTAGAATACATTACATAATTTTCATCAATAGCAACTCCATTATTAGTTAGTGTAGCATCAAGAACAACTTCTATTAAACCTTCACTACCATTCGCAGCCGAAGATAAATTAATTTCACTAATAGTCGCAGCCGCCGATAAATCAGAAGCACTACCATTATTATTTGCTCGACAGAAATTAATAGTTTCACCAACAACAAATGGGAAACGTGCTACTCTATCAGCACCAGAAAGATTATTTAAATCTGAAACATAAAAAGTATCTGCTGTGGCTGAGTTCGCCCAATCATTGGGAGCATCAGAACCATTTAGAGAATGGAAATGGGGATTAAGTGGAGTTCTGTTATCACGAAGGACACTATCTAACTGCTTAATAATATTTTCTGCTTCATTTAAATCAATTTCGATATAAAGACCATTTGTCATCATAACTGGGAAAATAGATACTGAATCAGCAAAAATTCCCGTGTGAAGGGGTAAAGTAATTTTAGCATTTAAGAAATCACTATCAGAGAAAGCAGTTGCTTGATTACCCGAAGTCTTTTTGAAGAAAGGATTAGTGATTGTGTTTGCCATAGCACTCTTGGTTGTTCCTTGGTCGCCACGATTATCGGGTTGATGAACAGCACAACCTTCTGTTAAAGCACGCATATTTTCAGTGGTTTTATCTTTATCATAATCATATTTTACAGATACATAAGATGCATAGTCAGAATATTCTTCCAAAATTTGACCGCGAGAACCGTCGTAAATTCTAATATTTTTGATGATAGTAGACGTGCATTTATCTAACTGTAATCGGGTTGGAGTTGCCCCAGAAGGTAGAGATAATTTCACATTAAATTGTAAATAAGTTTCACGACCATCCATGAATTTAGTGGAAGGATCTACAAAAATTTGAACCTTCTGTCCGGGTGAATAAGATAAACCATTTTCACTTGGGACGGATATTTTCCTTTCTCCAACTCTAACAGAATCATCGGCTGACCAGTAAGTTGACATATTTATAATTTAAATATTATAAAAATAATTAAAAAAATATTATCAAAAAAGTTTTAGCGAAGCATATCTACGATTTACTGAACTCTTCCTGTGGCGACAGTTTCTTGGACGGGAGCCGCTATTTCTTGTTCGGTTTCTTGCTGTTGCTGAGTTTTTAAATCAGTCGCTTGTTTATCTTCATCTAATTTTTCACCAACTGTATCTGTAATACCAGATGCTAAATCAAGAACACCACCAACTAATTTTGCGGGTGGAAAGAATGTCCCCGCTAAATCCCCGATTGCCCCACCAATCTGTAAAAGATTACTCGCTTTTTCCCAAGTATTATTTCCTTGAATTTTATCTGATTTAATATCTTCATATAAATCCATCCCACCAAGAGCGGCTGAACCAAGAACACCAACTTTACTGGCTGCTTTACCAAAAGCAGTTTCCGCAACTTCTTCACCTGCTTTTGTCATACCTTTCGCAACAGCACCAGTAGCACCTTCCGAAGATGAAGCAATTTCAGATACAGTTTCAGCGTTTGGTGCTGCTTCGGAGATTGCTTCACCAGTAGTTTCAGTAGTAGTTTCTGCGGGGGCTGCTTCTTGACTTGGTAAAGTTCTGGATCTACGAACAGAACCTTCTGCTGGATTGGGAGCATTTAATGATGCTTTCCATTTATTGTATTCAGCAACTTTTCCGGGAATATCTTTTGCTGTCCAGAGATTAGTTGCTTGTGTTTTAATCTGGTTTATTGTATCTGCTGTTTTTTCTTGTTCTCTTAAACCTTGGATACTATTAACTACATCATTATTATGTTGTCTCACTCGGTCATTAAAATCACGAACAGCTTGCATTCTTGCGTTTCCCATCGCAATAGCATTGCCATTGGTTCCATATAAGTCTGCCATTTTTATAATTTTAAATGTTATTTTATTTTAATTATCAAAATAATTAATTAGTTTTCAAAGAAAACAACTGCTTTGCTAGTCTATTTCTAATTCTTCTGTTTCTGTATCTCTTGTTGGATATATTTTAGTTTCATGACGAATATATGCTTCTGCTGGATTTTCGCTGAGTTTTAAATACAGAAAAGAATATCTATCTTTGTGTGCTTCATTATATAATTCAATAAATTTATCGTATCCACCGACTAAATCGCCATATTCTTCTGCTATTTTATCTAGTTCCTTTTGGTTCTGCTGTTTACAAATAATCACATCGGTACAGTTATTACGAATCATACCTGAAACAGCACGGAAACTCTGAACAGCGATTAAATAAAAATCAATGTAGTGTCTAAATCGCGTTGAGAAAAATGATACGTGGTTTGTTCGGGAAAAGTCTTTAGTAAGGACATCATCCATTACGAGAGCATACGTCGGGCGATCTTCTTTATTTTCATATTGTCCTTGAGACTTCTTAATATTTTCAATAATAGTATCTTCATAATGATCCATACAATCAAAGTGTTTTGAGAGTATTTTACCTTTATTATCTGTATGTAATGTAGTAGATACGAATTTCACAACATCGAATTTATCTTTATAAAAATCTGGATTACAGAAATAATTCACGAGTAGATTACTTTTCCCAGATCTTACTGAACCGATAATTAAACATAAAGAAGGCATAGCTGGTAAATTTGGATGAAGATCATTAAATTTTTCAGAAGGTGCTTCATCTTTAACTTTTAAAACTTTGGGAACACTTTTCTTTTCTTTGGTCTGCTCTGCTTGCTTGCCCTTTTTTGCCATTATATATATTGTAGATTTTATTTTAATTAAAATAATTTAATACGTAATCTCTCATAGATATTCTTTTTTCTAATGACATTCCAGTAAAGTGTGCGGAGAAATGACCCATTTGCCACTTCTTTTCTTCTGGTAAATCATGGTCTCTATAAAATGATTGTATAATATTATGTGGTATAACTGTCAAAGGTATTTTTTCATTTGGATTCATTAATGAAGTCATTCTGGCGTGTGTCACCATTATATCTTGTTCCCATAATCCACCGTGTTTCTTTTCAGGGTATTTTTCACAGAGTTCCCATATCTCTTGTAAATAATCATATGTTTCTACATTATTTTTACACACTAAAACACCACAATTAATTGGAGACCAAACAACATCTTGACTCACTAAAATATTATCAAAAGGATAAGGTTTTATTAAATCTTCAAATTTAACATCTTCTCTTGTAATTAAAATATCATCATCAATCCAAACTATCAAATCATAATAAGGATTATTTTTCATCTCTCTTTGTAAGAGTCTTATTTTTGACCAAGAAGGAGCACGGGATTCATCTAAAATTTTATCTTCTAAAACACATTTATAATTATGTCTATCACAATATCTCTCTAATTTATCAAACATTGGTTTTGATAAAACTGGTCTATCAGATAAACTGCAAAATAAAATTTTCATCTTTTTATATATTGATTATTTTTTTATTTTTGTAAAACGTAATGATACATATTTTTACATGTCGGTTCTTCAATACATTTAATTATTTTAAAACCCAAATTAGAAAATTCATCTAATAAATAATCATAATTACATCTTTCTGGTTCATCGCTTTCAAATATAATAGTTTTAAGACCTTTAAAAAATGATTTATTTTCATTATAAAATGTTTCAAAGAAACCTTCACAATCAACAATTAAAACATTAAAATCTATTTTTGGTATTTCATAACATTCTACAGATGATTTTTCATCTTCATAAGTATAAGTTGAATAATTATTTTGATAAACATTAAGTTTTTTCTTTGATATAACTCCTTTAATGATATTAAAATTACAATCATTTAATATCATATTAGTTTTTAAAGATTCCCATACGGCTGAATCTGGTTCTACAACATAATGAGATGATTTATCATTTAAAATTTTATTTGTCACAATTGATACTGAACCATATCTCGCTCCAAGTTCTAAAACTTTATCATCTGGTTTTACATATGTTTTCACTAAATTCTGTTCAACTATTTCAGCATTACAATTTACGGGTTTTCCTTTTTCGTTATAAAGTTTCATCTATATTATTATAATTAATATAATATAATAAATATGAAATTATTTGAAACGCGAAAAGAAATGATGAAACATTATTGTTCATTATGTGAGAAACCGAATATATTAGAAATTGGTATATTTAAAGGAGAATTTTTTGATTTTTTAATTACAGAATGTAATCATAATCGGGTTGATGGAGTTGATTTATTTTATGGGAATGTTGGTTCGGGAGATCAAGATGGTAACAATATGAGTCATTGTAACATGGAATTAAAATATGAAGAATTAATCAAAAAATATGAAAATGATAATTCTATAAATTTATATAAATCTTATTCTCATCAATATTTAGCGAATTGTGATGATAATCAATATGATATCATTTATATTGATGCTGACCATTCATATAAAGGAGTTAAAAGAGATATAGAATTAGCATATCTGAAAGTTAAAAACGGTGGATATATTACTGGACATGATTATGAATTAAATATGGATAAATGTAAAAATAATTG